GTAGTTTGCAGACAGAGGTAGGTCCATCAGAGATTGGTGGCTGTCGTCGTAAGGTTTGGTACAGACTAAACGCACAACCACATACCAACGAGAACCAATCTAAGTTGGCTGCCATTATGGGTACTGCTATCCACGCAGCTATCGAAGATGCTATCGGTGCTATTGATCCTGACGGTAAAGAATACTTGGTGGAAACTGAGGTTGCCTACGGTGGTATGAAAGCACACGTTGACTTGTTCGTACCATCTACCGGTGCAGTCATTGACTGGAAGACATCAAAGGTGAAGAACCTTTCATACTTCCCATCTAACCAACAGCGCTGGCAGGTACAGCTCTACGGTTACCTGCTTTCTAAGAATGGCTACAAGGTCAACACAGTTAACTTGGTAGCAATAGCACGTGACGGTGATGAGAAGGATGTCAAGGTACATAGCGAACCTTACGATGAGACTATGGCAGAGGCAGCACTGCTCTGGCTAGAGAATGTTAAGCAATCAGAAACGTTGCCAGCACCTGAGAAGGATGCTAGTTTCTGCAAGTCTTACTGTCAGTACTACGATGCAAGCGGTGAGTTGGGATGTCCTGGCTTGATAAAAGAACGTATCGTCCTTAGTGAAGTCGTGATTGAGGACGAAGAAGTTGACAAGCACGCGTTGCATTACTTACAGTTAGATAGCAAAATCAAGGAGCTAGAGAAAGAGCGGGACTCTTTGAAGGCTAGCCTTGAAGGAGCAACCGGTACTACTGCAAGTGGTATCCAAATCAGTTGGACAACAGTCAAAGGTCGTGAGACAGTTGATGCAAAAGAAGTTGAGAAACTTCTAGGGTTTGTTCCGAAGATAGTCGGTAACGAATCAGTAAGACTCAGTATCAAAACTAGTGGAGGAAAATAAATGGCAGCAAATGAAAACACAAAGTTCCAGATTAACTACAAGTTAGCTGATGGAACACTTATCAATCTTTACGCAGCAGATGTAAAGGATCTTGAGACAGGTCTGACAGACCTTGCAATGGTGTCAGCACTTATCAAGTCAACAGCAGGTGAACTATCAGGTGGTAGTGCACTAGCAACAGCGAACGCTGTTATCTCACAGTCATTCAATAGATAAGTGCGAGACTATCTGGGTTCGCTAGTGTATGCGCGGGCCTTGGGAATTTGAAGACCCAGCTTGCGCTTCAGTAGGTGGAGAATTCTGGTTTCCTGAATTTGACAGAGACATTTCGTTGGCTGTCAGTAAGGATGAAAGACAACTAGAAGTCCAGGTAGCAAAGAGCATTTGCAATGGATGCACTCACAAAATTGTGTGTCAACAATGGGGACTAAAGAACGAGACGTTTGGTATATGGGGCGGTCTTACTGAAAGAGAACGCATCCCGATTCGTAGACGTCTTAACATCATCGTAAAGGGGGAGAGCGTTGCTTAGTTTACAACGTGCGTGGGGAACAGTACTCACCAAAGCAACGCCTCTTCCTGATGTATGGACAGGTCTATCAAGTAAGCAGATCAAGTTCCGAAGGGGACAGGTTTGTATGGTAGCTGCAGCGCCTAACGCTGGTAAGTCTATGTTTGCTCTTATCTATGCAGTAAAAGCACAGGTCCCCACCCTGTTCTTTTCTGCAGATACAGACACTACAACTGTAATGATGAGAGCAGCTGCTCACGCATCTGGTCATAACCAGGTATCAGTTGAGCAGAACTTGTTTAATGATATGCACTATTACGATAAACACTTTGATAAGTTAAACCATATCAAGTGGGTGTTTGACTCTAGCCCATCTCTTGATGATATCGAGTTAGAGATTAAGGCTTACGTCGAACTCTATGGGATAGCACCAGAGTTGATTATCATAGATAACTTAATGAACGTAGCAGCAGAGACTGACAATGAGTGGGCAGGACTGCGTGCAATTATGATGGAGCTTCACGATATGGCTCGTAAGACTGAGGCCTGTGTCTTGGTATTACACCACGTCTCTGAGCAGTCAGAGTATGGATCGCCTACTTTGCCACCTGCACGTCGTGCTATTCACGGTAAAGTCAGTCAGTTACCAGCCTTGATACTCACCCTTGGGTATGACCCAAGCGCTGGTGAATTAAAGGTTGCACCTGTTAAGAACCGCTTCGGTCCACACGCAGCCGATGGCAAGGACTATGCCACCTTGTATGTGAACTACGGTGCCTGTCAGATATCTGATGGCAACTCGTACGGTGCAATGCTGGCAAGAGATGCACGTGCAGGATACAATGGTAACTATGTTGCAGAAGATGAATACGGAAATGAGATAGCGGTCTAATGGCTAATACAGAAGTTCAGTACCTGAAGAATGAGATTAAGAAACTTAAGCAGGATATGACTAACCTTCTTATAGCTCTGATTGATATGAAGGTATTAAAGATTACCAAGGATGAGGACGGCAACTTGGTATATGACACAGGAAAGAAAGATGCCGAGTAAGTATGACAGAGTAAAGGGTTCAGTCTTTGAGACTGACATCTTGAAGTTACTCAGATCAATAAAAGGATTCTTTGTTGAACGCCTGACCAGAGCCGGAAGCAAAGATGAAGGCGACATAGTATGTGTGGTGGCGGGACAGACATACATACTAGAACTCAAGAACGTAAAGAAGCTAGACCTTCCGCAGTTCTGGAGAGAAGCCGAGGTTGAGGCGCTTAACTACGCTAATGCTCGTGGTATTGGGGAAGTTCCACTGCACTATGTTGTAGTTAAGCGTCGCAACGCTTCGCTTGAAAAAGCGTGGGTAGTACAATCACTAGAACAATGGATAAAGGAGAAAAGCAATGCCAACACCACAGGGTGATATCACAAGCACTGAAACCTGGAGCGAACCTACCGAGGTTGTCGAGGAAGAAGTAGAAGTTATTATCAAAGAAGAAGATGAGGAACAACCAGAGTGAGTATCACATTCTTTAACCGGTTAGATATAGATATCGACTGGTACTTCTCAGCACTATCAGTGGGCTTTACTGCACACAAGCGAGGCCTACAGCTATCGCTACTTTTTGTAGATATAAGTATCTATTACTTCAGCCCTAAGTGGCGCGAGACTATTCAGACTCGTTACAAGAGATATCAAGAACAGTTGGATCAACTATGATTTGTACAGAGTGTGTTAGAGCTGGAGAAGAGAACAGCGCCAGCCATCTCAAGCGTGCTACACAATGGCACAACAAGTGCAGCATTAAGGGGTGTGTATGTCAGCACAAGACTGGTCCAGGGTACGTAAGGCGTCAAGGTTCAAAGGTTCCGTTGATGCAAACTCAATCCCCATAGTACCCATCATCAGGTACTTTGGTGGGGAAGTAAGAGAAGGTAAAGACGCATCCGTTCGCTGCTTGATGCACAATGACAGCAGACGCTCTGCGTCTATGAATACCTATGACAATTTATATTTCTGCTTCACCTGTGGCAAGGGTGGTAATGCAGCCAACATAGTGTGCATCATAGAGAACTTGGAGTTTAACGATGGACTTAAACGCGCAGTCGAAATTGCAACTGGAAGCGGCGCAGAGATACGCTCAGGAAATAACTCCAGAGGCACTCGTCGCGCTAGAAGAACGTGGGATATCTGAGTTAGTTGCAGCTGAGTTCCAACTGGGTACAGTTACTGATCCTATGAACGGACACGAACTCTATGAAGGTTGGATATCTATTCCATACATTACTGCTATGGGCCACTGCGTAGGCTTTAAGTTCCGTAGACTCAATGATGGTAAGCCTAAGTACGGTAGCCCTACAGGACAGAAGGCACACCTCTATAACGTAGCCGATACCTTGCTGATGAGTAAGTCAATCATTGTCTGCGAAGGTGAGTTAGATACAGTCATTGCATCAGGTGTTCTTGGTCTACCAGCAGTAGGTATACCTGGAGTACAGGCTTGGAAGCCACACTTTAGTAAGCTCTTATCAGGTTATGACAGTGTGTTTATTGTAGGAGATAACGACGTGAAGGAAGATGGTTCTAACCCTGGTCAGGACTTCTCCAAGCGTGTCCAGCAAGAGGTATTAAACGGAGTTATAGTATCATTACCACCTAATATGGACATTAACGACTACTACTTAGCCTATGGAGCAGACGCTACTAAGACTTTGCTAGTAGGTGAGATGGTTGGATAAGAACGAGTGGTCACAGATGGTACAGATCTTGCATACTATGGGCTTTCACATCTTGGAAATCAACTACGAGAAGGAGACACTACTGATATGTCCAACAGCAACCCGTTAGTAGACCATCTAGCGGTAGTTGGATACCGCGCAGGTGGTGTGTCAACAGAAGACTTAACATCATTCATTGAATCCTTTGCATCCCTTCGTGCCAACAGAGTTAAAAGTGTAGGTCACGAGCAGTACTCACACGCACAAGGACAGAAGTTTGAGTCCTTTACTGTTGCAGATACCATCAAAGAATTGATTGAAGAGTTAGCTGACGCTAGCAACTACATAGACTTCCTCGCTATCAAGCTGCTGAACTTACAGCACACTATAGATTTGGTGCTACCTGACTGTGACTGAACTACACCCGAACGTCTACGATATTGTTCCAGCTGTATCGCAGAGTATCTACAATAGGTTCAAGGCCTACGTAGATCGTGACGATATCAAGCAGGAGTGTTTGAAGTGGGCGCTGACTAGGGCAGAGTACATCAACGAGCAGTTGTCCGAGCCTGATACTAAGAAGCGCCAGCATAATGAATCACGTGTGGCCTATCAGATGAGGCGTGTGGCAGAGCGTTATGCACGCAAAGAGAAGGCTATCAAGTCTGGCTATCAGATTACTGATGAGGCCTACTACGAGAGCGCTACGCTTTCACAGTTACTACCCTTTGTTATTGCCTCGGTACTAGATGGCACAGTGTTAGAGCAGGCACAAGAGATGATCCAAGATGGTATGCCACGCGGTTCGTCTAGTCCTGCAGAAGGTGGAAACCTTCTTGCTGTACTGATAGATATTAAGAAGGCTTACCTACGCCTTGATGAATACAACCGGAACATACTTATCCTTCGTCATCACGAACACTTCACCCTTGCACAGATAGCTGCCTCTATGGGTTGCGCTGTCAGTACAGCAGAGCGCAGGTGCTTGAACGCACTGCGCCGTATGCAAGATGAACTAGGTGGGATTAGTCCGTACCGGTGAACGAGTTAATTCTTTTTGACTTTCTTAAACTTAATCTCTACCCAGATTTACAGCGTGCGCCTGGAATCTATGACGCCTTTGACTGCACCAGTGAGAAGGCCGGTCACTTCATTGAGTTGAAGTGTCGCCAAAGTCATTATTCTACGCTACTTATAGAGCAGATGAAGTATCGCAAGCTCATCACTCAGGCCTACCATCGGGAGATGTTACCCTTCTATATCAACTCTACTCCTGCCGGTATCTACTCCTTTGATCTGACAGAGTTAGATGAACCAGAGTGGTTTGTCCACCAAATGCCAGCGACTACAGAGTTTGAGAACACTACTAAGGTTGATAAGATAGTCGGGTACCTAGACATAGAGGAAGCGGTGAAGTTATGACATACGATTATGAATGCCCAGGGTGCGGTGATGTACGTGTCATCACACGCAGTATCAACGATCCCGAAGAGACTTACATCTGCGATAACTGTCACACACAGTTCCAGCGTAAGTGGACCGCACCTACTGTAGTGTTTAACGGTCCAGGGTTCTACGTTAATGGCGGTTGATTACCCGAACTGGTTTGCCCAAGCTGCGCAGTATAACTTTGAAGAGTATCTGAAAGAGTATGCTGGTAAAGATAACCTACGCTTCTTACAGTTAGGTGCATTCACTGGTGACGCTAGTGTATGGCTATTAGAGAATATACTTACCGGTAAATACAGTGAGCTTATTGATGTTGATACGTGGGAAGGTAGTGATGAAGAAGCACACGAGAGTATGGACTTTGATGATGTCTATAAAACTTATTTCAGTAAGATATCCAAGTATAAAAAAAGATTTAACATAAGGCGCTGTACTACCTTTGACTTCTTGCTTGCACAGTATGGCCCTGATCGCCCGCTAGGTGAACACTTTGACTTCATTTACATAGACGCAGATCATACAACTGTTGGTGTATTACTAGACGCTGAACTATCGTGGCCTCTTCTTAAGTCTGGCGGGATACTTGCCTTTGATGATTACGAGTGGGGTTCTCATTTACCACTTCACCTAAGAGCAAAGCCTGGCATTGACCTCTTCCTCTTGCGACACGAAGGTCAGTACGATTTACTTGTTAAGAATAATCAAGCCTGGATCAGAAAGCACTAACCCCCACCGCGAAAGAGGCGAAACTCGGTGAGGGCTAGCTGCTCGTAGAGAGGGTTCTAAATGAACACTTAAAGTGTATCAGTACCACCCTCTTCTTGAGTGGAAAGCGAGAGCGCGACACGCACTCCCTCTATAGCGGTGTTCAAGGTATCGTAGACCGTGAAGGATTTGAAGTTCAGGTTCTCCACTACGCTCTCTAAGGAGTTGAGCAATTCCATAAGCCGAACTTCCTCGCTGGTTCTTGGCAAAATGGTCAAACCTGCTTTCACGGGTCCATAAGGTGACAAGGCACGTGACTTCTCTCGGCGAATATCCGAGAGCCTTACTATATTCTCTTGCGATTCGTTTATTCTCACGCTTCTCCTCTCCTGTTGCTTTCGTTCTCTCCTTCATTATCGGCTTGGCCGGTAGATGCAACGGCGGTAACGGATCGTGTATCCACGATAGAAGTATTGCCATCAATATCAATCCACTTGCGACCTTGAGCTTCGTCATTTGCTTTCTCCCTCTCCAGCAACCCTTTATAGGTGTCCGGATATAGTTGTGCTAGTTTGACAAGCGCACGATCTCTTGCCCGCCTGTAATTACGTTGGCGTACCGCCATATTCTTTGCAGTCGCTCTCCTTCTCTCGCTCACTCTCTCCCTCTCTTAACCATAAGGTAGCCTAC